ATCCACCATGCCGGTATCACGCAACAGACGCTCCTGAAGCCCCATATTGGCTTCCTTGAACGGGACATCCTGAAAGAAATCGTCTATCTTTTCATCCATTACCCGGATGATGTCCAGTACCATCTTACCCGCAACCGTTCTTTTGGCGCGGTCTAACAATGTGTATTTAGTATTTGGATATAATGTACTCATTGCAGATAACTCCTTAATCAAATTGTTAATTCTTGACGGGAGGTATCCGCAACTTGCGGCTTCCCTGACACTTAACGGCTGTTTTCGACCGCCCTGTACTTTACAGGAAAAGCATCAGCTCTCTTGCGAGGGTAACTGAAATTTAACAATACCGATGTATCCCTAACGGGCTTCGGTGTTATTTTTTAATTTTTAGGTGGTATTGGCTTACCATTTTCGTCATATTCGTAAGTTGTATTCCCTAATTGAGTTTCATCTTTGCTTCCACTTGCACTATCACCGACAACCGTTGCACCCTGATTGACAAGCGGCGCAATCTCGGCAAGATGCTTTCTTACCGCCGGATGTTCGTTCAGGCCATAAGTGGTAAGAATACTTTTTAGCTCCATGCCTGTCTTTGTCTTACCGTAAACCTTATCGCTCTCGGCAATGAAATTATCGTACTTATCACCGAGTTCCTCTTTGAGTTTGGCCTGCTCCTGCGCCATTATAGCAGCACCTTTGGCCTCAATGTCTTTTGTATAGGAATTTATGGTATCAACGACCTTATCCCATACTCCAGCCAGTTTAGCAGGTGGAACGCCCGCCTCAAGCGCAGCAGGTATTATGGCATCGGAAATCTTACCAAAAACCGCCTTATCGTCATCGCTAACATCTTGCGGAATATTCAACTTATATCCTTCAGTCGTTTCAGGGACACCCATTGCCTTATTGAATGCGGCGATTTCCTCTGGCGTGCCATTCTCACCAGGGATAGCAACTTTCCCCTTGACCGCATCCTCTAACTCCTGGCCGTGCTTACTGATAGTTCGTTCGGCATTGACGACCTTCTTCAAGACGGTCGGCAAATCCTTTATATTGTCGAATATCTTTGTCGGCTGCTGCTTTGTATCAGGGTCGTTGTAAAAATCATCCCCTAACATAGTAGGTAAATTCTCTGTGAACTCTTCGGTAAATACTCCGTCACTGTCTATCATCTTGTTCTCCTTGATTCTTTTATTTTCAGACATTTGCTACAAGTAGCAGATTTCTCGTCTGTAGTTAAATATTCATGACTTATTTCCCTATAACGCCCAATGAAACATAACGCTGTTATTGGCTTGCCACTTTCAAGTTTTGCAGCAAGGTGAATCATCTTGTTCTCCTTAACATTTTTTTAATGAACCCAAATATCTTTCTGGTATCAGCCTGCTGCTTTTTCTTGTTCCAGAAGACAGTCGCAACCAGGTCTTTTGCGAAATTATTTAAGGCCATATCACGCTCGTTCTCGCATGGCTCCAAAAACTTCAACTTCTCAAGTATTCTGGCAAATACCCATTGACCCTGCTCAGTCAAAAAAACCGCCTTAAACTGGGCCTGACCGTCAACTTCATGTCCTTCGTCACTATTTAATTGCCCTATGTCCATTATTTTTTTATTGGCTCTCCGGTATTGTCGTATTTGTAATTCATGGGCCATGTGCCGTCGGCTATTTTCCCCATTGCGGCCGCCTTTTCCTTCTCTTCTTTTTCTAAGCGCTTAGCCGCCTTTTGAGCAGCTGCTAATCTCTTGGCATCAGCTTGTATGGCAACGGACTCTGTAATAGTACGGGCATCAGATTCCGCTTCCCATCTCGCATTTTCGGCTTTTTCTATGAGTGTCATTTTTCGTCCTTCCATTTCGCCTCGAATACACTGCCTTTTACTTCTGTAATATCACGTTGAGTAATCTCGACATTGCCGTCTTTAGTCATTATATTGACCATGCCCATAATAGAGCCAACGACAACGCCCTCATCGGCCTTACCGCCGAGTTTGAAAACTACATAACTGCCTTTTTTAGCGTTCATGTTTCACCTCAATAAATGGTAAGTCAGGCAGAATCTCATTACCTTTATCCTTAGCCAAATGCTTGAGTCCAGCAACTATCTCATCTATCCATCTTTGCATAGGGCCTCGGTACTTTCGGCCATACTTCTTTTTTAGTTCAGCTTCCTGCTGTAACAGTAATTTTGTAAGGTTTAACATCACTTATCTTTCGCTCTCTTTCTTTTCATTAGTCTATCCCCATCACCTTTTTTAGCGTTCATGCGAACCTCTCTTTCGTGCCGTCTTTTTGTGACTTGTGTACATACCTTCGCATTTTCCGACAGCCTGCTCCTTCGTATGCCCTTCCTTCATAACCACAGGAATGCAACGAGCAACGTAATCGGAACGACTCTCATTAGGGTTCACTGACGGCATTTATATATCCCAGTTATCAAGACCTAACTTATTCTCGATACGGCAGAGCCTTTCTTCGTGGTCCTGTGAAGTACCTACGCCGTTAGGAGCAACTTTTACCGACTTTACGGGCGGCTTAACTATTACCGGCTCTTTGAGCTCTTCTTTTGCTACCACTGGTTTTTCTTTCGATGGTTTCGGGGGCATTTTTCTTTCCTTAATTACCTTTTAACGTCTTAATTATAGTAACGCCGCAATATACAACAGTTCCTAAAACAACTATGCTGGTAAATAAACCTATTAAACTGGCAATAACCTGCATTGTTTTCCCTTTCTAAAATTTACGCTGCACTCTAAATCTTCTCCCACTGCCATTTGCCACCAACACCGGGCTTAACTAAAAGTTTCCCGTGTGCCCAGCGGCGATGTAGTGTGTACTTACCAGCGAGAAAAGAGCAACTATCAACTAAGGGGAAGATACACCAACCAACGCAGCTAAGACGTAATGAACCTTCCCATCGCCAACCTTTCATAGTTGACAAAAACCAACAAAATCTACCATACAAATTCGTCCAAAATCTACCATACAAATTAGTCATTTTGAACCTTTACCTCTTTATACCGCATCCCTTATCAATTCAAAAATAGTCCGTGTAATCTGTACAACCACCTTATATGCAATAAGACCGTTACTATCTCAGTAGGCTGCGTTACCTGTAACAATAAATGTTTTTCCCCAATCTCCATCATGCCGCATCCATTATAAACTCGAAATCCTTTTTCATTTCCGTGTCTGCTATAACAGGAATACCCCTAATACCATACATTGTAGGGTATTTCTTTTGTCGGGTATCAACAGATAAGCCTGCCAATACGGGCAATGCTGCCTCTATGCTTTTTAACTCGGCATAAAGCTGAGAGGACACTTTTATAGCCGAAGGCTTTTTGCCTTTATTGATTTCTTTCACAATCTTATCTAATAACTTTTTCATGCTGCCTCCTCAATAAATATGCCAAACCACAGCCAAGCTATTGCAAAATGATATTTATGATTTAGCCAGCCTTGTACAATCTTAGGTAATAATGTTCTCCTTAGACCGATATTTGTTTTATAAATTCCAAATCTGTACTTGAAGATATTAACGCTTTTTATCATGCTGCATCCATTAACCCACTTAATACACTATCGGACTCAATTTTTTTGCTTAGATTCGGTACTGCCTTAGACATCTCCGGTAACTGCTTGGCTAACATTTCAGCCTCCTGCTGCGCAGCAGCTATAGCACGGATTTCCTGAACATCCTCTGGCGATAAAATAATATCCTCCGGCGTATTGCCGCTCTGCAAAATCTTACGCATAAGCTCATCGCCTTCAACAACTATCGCCGAATCAGGAGCAACACTCAAGACCGCCTGTATATTCGATATGGTCGTTAATAAATTGCCAGTCTCGTAATACTGCTTCAATAGCTGCGACAATGGCCCGATATAGTTAATATCAACCCTCTGGTCTTGGGCCTCTAAAACCTCGTCCGGTATCTCCGGCGCACGGCCAGCCTCTAACTCCAGCGAATATATCCGGTCAAATTCCATATCTGTAGTAGTACCCAAAGTGCCTAAGAACGGAGCCATCATTACGGCACGCTCGGCCAGACGTTGGCGAGTCTCATAAGCAGTCTTAGTCGTAGTATCCATGTTCATACCCAAAAACAAAGGCACACCAAACCGCTCATCAACCATATTCTGCCAGCGAAGGTGATTGTCTTGGCCGAACGGATAGCCGGACGAATCTACTAACCGAGATACCAAATCGCCCATCTTCAGGCCGAGCATTTCCTTGTTATTTACAAATGTCTTACCACCGGCACCAAAGTCAATCTTATGCTTCAACGCAGCCGGTACGAGCATCGGTGGCCGAGCCGCTACCTGAGAGGCAATTAACACGTCCTTACTCATATAATTACACGTCAATATCTCAATAAGCATCTGGGCGACTATACCACGACCGTAAGACTCGTGAGACGGCCTGTTAAGCGACCACGGGATAGGATTCAGTTTATAAGTACCCGTTTGACGCATCAGAATCCCGTCCGGAGTATCCTTCGATGTTACATTGATATAATAATGCTGCCAGGGCATGTTAATCGTACCAGCTTTGTCCGGTTGATAATCACTGTTCTTATATACTCCGTGAATAATCTCAACGTTAGTATTAGGTGATTCCTTCAAAGCTAACTTCTGCGTACGGCTCAATGCAGCATCGCCAAACTCTTCTTTAACGTCCCGAATAGTTTTAGTGAACCTGTGATGAATATGCCTGACCCTGCCCCAATAATCGTAGCTAATCCAAAACTCACGGGGATGAGGTGTTAGCATCAATAATTTACCGCTCTCCTTGTCCTGGTCGATTAACATGAAGCTATCACCGTCAGAAGCACTATCAGAGACAGCAACCTTCTTCTGCTCGTAATAGTTCGATTGCCTAAGAACACCTTGAAGGTGCTCATCCGTCTCCTGCAACCACTTACGGACACGCTTAGAGTCTTTCAGCGACCTATCGCCCATCTCTTCGGCAAACCAGTTTATTTCCTGCGGCATATAATGACCCATAATACCGTTAGTCCATATCTCAAGTCCCCTGAACGCTGTAGGATCATAGACACGCCTTACCGCCCGATTGCTTCTGGATTTAGCCTTCTCATCGAACATCGAATAATAATCGTACTGGTTTTCACGCATAGGGTTAGAAAGAGCAATGCACAACTCTTTCAAAGACTTATGGTTGTTCTTAATAGCCTCAAGTCTTGTCTGCTCTTCAATTATGTTCTTAGGTGTTTTTGTCATAATTCACCTTAAGCTATTTTCCTTAACCCTTCATTCAATACTTTAATCCACCGAAGGCAATAACCATAACACTTAGGGCAACGCCTAATCTCGTGTAATTCATCATACGCACAGTGATAACACTCAAAAAACCACCTGAACTTTCTTTTATTATTCGCCATTATCCTTATCATTTGCATCGACAGGAGCCGTTATCGCAGCAACCTTATCCTCAAGAGCTTTAATCCTCGCCTCGTAGCCCTGGCACGCTTCCCTCAAAGCGACAAGGTTA